AATGATCTTATTTCCTTAGATAATCCTAATTATCAATATGTAGCTGCAAGATTATTATTGTAGTCAGTTCGCAAACAATTGTTTGGTAGGTTATTTGAACTACCAAAGGTTAAAGAACATGTTGAAAAGTGCATTGAGAGGGGTGTATATGACCCTGAGTTGACTGAATTATATTCAGACGATGAATTCATCAAACTTGAGTCTTTCATCGATCATGACAGGGATTATTACTTTACATATGCTGGACTCAGACAGGTTACAGATAAATACTTGGTACAGGACAGAAGCACAGGTGCCATTCATGAGACACCTCAATTCATGTATTTGCTTATAGCAGCATCAATTTTCTCAAAATATCCAAAAGAAATCAGACTCGATTATGTCAAAAGATACTACGACGCAATCTCCAAACACAAAATCAACATCCCCACACCTATCATGGGAGGGGTGCGAACTCCACTTCGACAATATGCTAGCTGTGTTCTTGTTGATATTGATGACACCCTCGATAGCATCTTTAGTTCTGATATGGCTATCGGCAAATATGTTGCACAGAGGGCGGGTATCGGTATCAACGCAGGCAGAATCCGTGGCATCAACGCTAAAATCAGGGGCGGAGAAGTACAGCACACAGGTGTTGTCCCTTTCCTCAAAAAGTTTGAGGCAACTGTCCGATGCTGCACTCAAAATGGCATTCGTGGTGGAAGCGCGACAGTCCACTTCCCAATCTGGCATCAAGAGATAGAAGATATCATCGTCCTAAAGAATAACAAAGGGACTGAGGATAATCGTGTCAGAAAACTAGACTATTCAATTCAATTATCCAAGTTATTCTATGAACGTTTTATCGAAGATAAAGAAATCACGCTTTTTTCCCCTCATGATGTTCCTGATTTGTATGAGAGTTTTGGGACCGATAGGTTTGATGAGTTATATTGCAGTTACGAATTGGATCAATCAATCCCCAGAACCACAGTCAACGCTCAAGAATTAATCTTAGACTTATTGAAAGAGAGAGCAGAGACAGGAAGAATTTATATCATGAACATTGACCATGTTAATAGTCATAGTTCATTTAAAGATAAAGTAGAGATGAGTAACCTCTGTCAGGAGATTACACTACCTACAAAACCACTACAACACATAGATGATCGTGAAGGTGAGATTGCTTTGTGTATATTGTCTGCTATTAATGTAGGAACTCTAAGAAGTCTTGATAGTCTTGAGGAATTATGTGACCTTGCTGTTCGTGGATTAGATGCTTTGATTGATTTCCAAGGGTATCCTGTCAAGGCAGCAGAGATTGGAACAAGAAATCGTAGATCACTTGGAATCGGTTACATAGGGTTGGCACATTACCTTGCCAAGCATAAGGTATCTTATGATGATCCAAAGGCATGGGAGTTGGTTCATGACCTTACAGAAGCGTTTCAATACTATTTACTTAAAGCATCAAATGAACTTGCAAAAGAGCAAGGAAAGTGTGGATATTTTGATAAAACAACATACTCTGATGGAATACTTCCGATTGATACATATAAGAAGGATGTAGATGAGATTGTACAGAACAATTTAAAATATGATTGGGAAACTCTTAGAGTATCAATCAAAGAGCATGGACTCAGGAACAGCACTCTGTCCGCACAAATGCCTTCGGAGAGCAGTTCCATTGTGTCAAATGCCACCAACGGAATCGAACCTCCTAGAGGATACCTGTCCATTAAAAAATCAAAGAAAGGACCTCTTAAGCAGATTGTTCCTTCTTATACATCCTTGAGATCATATTATACTTTGTTATGGGAAATGAAAGACAATGATGGGTACATCAAAGTTGTCTCTGTTATGCAAAAGTTTTTTGACCAAGCAATTAGTGGTAACTGGAGTTACAATCCAGAGAACTATCCTAACAATGAAATCCCTATGCAGACAATGGCACAAGATTTCTTGAGCACATTCAAGTATGGTTGGAAAACATCTTATTATCAGAACACATATGATGCCAAGACTGATGAAGTAGAAGTAGAAGAAGATATACTAGACACTAAACCAAAAGAGTGTACCTTAGATAACATACTAGACAACCTATCAACAGCAAATGAATGCGATGCCTGTGCAATCTAAAGTAGAGGGAATGACTGTCTTTAATAGAGAGCAAGTCGATGCCAAAAAACAACCAATGTTCTTCGGAGCACCACTAGGAATACAAAGATATGATGAGTACAGATACCCTGTTTTTGAAAAATTAACACAACAAATGTTAGGATACTTCTGGCGACCAGAAGAGGTATCCCTACAGAAAGATCGTGCTGATTATGAGACACTAAGACCAGAGCAAAAACACATCTATACTTCTAACTTAAAGTATCAGATCATGCTTGACAGTGTACAGGGAAGAGCACCTGGCATAGCACTCGCACCCTACTGTACTATACCAGAACTAGAAGGTGCTATGAACATCTGGCAAACTATGGAGATGATTCATAGTCGTTCTTACACATACATCATCAAGAACATATATCCAGATCCATCAGAGGTATTTGATACCATCATTGATGATGAGAATATCTTAGAAAGAGCTGCTAGTGTTACTGCTGCATACGATGAATTCTTAAATTCTGCACAGGCATATGATAACGGTACAGTAGAATTGAAAGAGATAAAAAGAAAATTATATCGTGCTGTTGCTAATGTAAATATCCTAGAGGGTATCAGATTCTATGTTTCATTCGCTTGTAGTTTTGCCTTTGGTGAACTCAAGATGATGGAAGGTAGTGCAAAGATTGTATCTCTTATTGCTAGAGATGAGAACCAACATCTAGTTGTCACTCAAACAATACTAGACAAGTGGAAAAAAGGTGATGATCCTATAATGCAGGAGATCATAAAGGAAGAAGAGGAGTGGTTGTACAGTGCATTTGCTAAGTGTGTAGATGAGGAGAAGAGATGGGCAGAGTATCTGTTCAGAGATGGTAGTATGATAGGACTAAATGAAAAACTATTGTCACAGTATGTTGAATGGATTGCTAACAAGAGAATGAAAGCAATTGGATTAAAACCACAGTATGATATTGCTATGAGAGCAAACCCATTACCTTGGACACAGCATTGGATTAGTTCCAAAGGTCTACAGGTAGCACCACAAGAGACTGAAGTAGAGTCATATATTGTCGGTGGTATCAAACAAGATATGAAAAAGAATTCGTTCAGTGGGTTTAAACTTTAACAAACAATTTGGCAAGGGTACAGACCCTTGGTATGCACAAGCAGAGAGATGGGCAGACAAACAAAAGTTTCCTATCTCTTTCTTGCTGAAAGGATTGATTGCTTACTTGAAAAAGATGTGGATCAATGTTAAAATAGATAATACAATGCGTGATGTTGATCGTCAAGCAAAAAAATTAGTAGAACAATGGGAAGAAGATGACAGAAGAGAACCGATTATCGTGGAGAAAGGAGTATTTGGAGATGAAGGCTGGTCTATCGAAATTTCAAATCCACTTGTTGACCGAGGGTCCTCATCAACTAGCACAGGCATGGTTACTCCAAGCGATGCACAACGATTACAAGAGGATGAAGGGGATTAAAGAACCTCCTGTTGGTCGTGGATATCAAACTACATTAAAGGAGTTCTTTAAGAGACATGGATAATGTACCAAATGACTTGTGGCAAGACATGTCAAAACTCAATGCACTCTATGGTGAGATGTGTTGGGGTCATGAAGACATCCTAGAGTTCTGTGCTGACTATGAGAACAATAGAATAATAATAAGAAACAAAACTATGGAAGGGAGGATATGGGATCTTCCAAATGAGTTAGTATAATGGTAGTTTGGGGTGTTGTTATTATGGTAGGGATACTACTTGTATTAGTATCATGGTATATCTACTATATACTTCGTATGGCATTCACAGAATGAAAGTTGTAGTTACACCTGACAGTGATGATGAAGATATTATCTCTGAAATGATGACTCTTACACGTAAACTAGGTGGAGAGTTAGAAAGATCCACATGCATAGATGAGAAATCTGGTATGAAGTGGAAGAAAATAATTATTACTTATGATTTAGAAACATGAAGAAATTAGTTCCTATACTTGGCATCATTGGTGGTGCTACTGCAATATTCTGGTGGGGTGTCCTTGGTTGGGTAGAGTTCACAGGAGTAAAAGATAAGTTAGATAAAGATTTTCAAGAAGAATTAAAACAACAAATTCGTGATGAGATTGCAGTTCAATTACTTGAAACCAAGACAGGTGGAGTAGTACGAGCTAAATAATCATAGTGATAGAGTTATTATGTACGATAATCCATGGTGGTATGATGGTAAAATCTTTGATTGTGATAGCATCAATGGTTACTATGGGTTTGTTTATTTAATTACAAATACAATTATATCTAAGAAATACATTGGTAGAAAGTACTTCTGGAGTTTCAGAAAGAAGAAGGGACATACCAGAAGATCTAAACAAGAATCTGATTGGAAAAAGTATTATGGATCATGTCCAGAATTAAAAGAAGATCTTAATAAGTATGGTAAAGATAAATTTAAAAGAGAAATATTAAGTTTACATACTACACTAGGAAAGACAAACTACGAAGAAACGAAGTTACTTTTTAAAAATAGTGTACTAACAGAGAGTTTTGCAGATGGTACTCCTGCATATTATAATAGTAATATACTCGGTAGGTATTATCGAAAAGATTACTTTGAGTATCCACAGTAACATTTAATAAATAAGTATTAACAGGATGAACCGTGATGATAGTAAGATGTATTCAGTGTAATAAAGAATTGGTTAGTTCGAGCAAAACCCAGTGCTGTGGATGTTCTAATAGGATGGTGTTGTCAGATGATATAATCTCGGCTATTGACTTAAGTAAAGTCATTATAGTCAACCCTGATGAAAGTATTAAGGATCACAGTTTTCTAACTGATAGTGATCTAGCATATCAAGAGAGCCGTCGTAAACGACGAGTTCGTAAACTTGATTTTGAAGTACGATGAACGACAAACACCAAAAAAGAATAATAGAGGAGTTTCTGTCTCGTTATCGTACAGAAGAGTTCGGTTGACAAACCTGTATTTTTATAGTAAACTCTATCTGTCTATAATAAAACTATGTCTAGTACAAAGTTCTATTCCAAGTTCAAATCTGAACTGCCTAAACTTCATGATGCTGTAGAAGGAAACGTTTCACTTGATGTGGAATATCCTAAACTGTATCAGAAACTAACAAGATATTACGAAGATCGAGGTCTTCAGTTATATCAAGATCCAGAGGATGATTACAATGTCATCTTAGATCGAGTCGAAGTTGATCTTCTTGATTATATGGTTTACCCCTAATACATTCATGTTTAAAGTTCCATATTATTTCATTCATATAGACAAATGGGCAGACCACAAGCGGTCTGTCCTTTCTAATCTTAGGGTAAAGAATCCAGAGAGAGTACCTAAGAACACCGATGATTCAGTTGTTACTAGTTACTGGGATGAGTTTGATTACAATGAACACATTGAATTTCTAAATTTAATTCATGGATACATTGCTCCTCATACAAAAGACATGAGGGTAGAGAGAGTCAGTAGATTATGGTGGCAGACAACCCACAAGGGTGACTACCATACAGCACATGATCATGGTATGGAAGGATGGTCAGCAGTGTTCTATGCTCAGTTTAATCCTGAGGTTCATAGATCAACTACATTCTACAGACCGTATCCTGCACCTATGGATTTAGTTCCACCCATATTCAGTCCTAAGGTCAAAGAAGGTGACCTCTTCATGTTCCCATCATTCATACTACATGAAGCACCTATAAATACATCCGATGAACCTAGAACTATTATTTCATTTAATTTATCATGATTAAAAAACTACTCAAAAAGTACTTCAACCTTGTCAAAAAAGTTGACGAAAGGCATTACTGGCCACTATTCATTTTCTTATCATGTTACTTTGTAGTACCATATAGTGAGTTTGTTATCACAGCACTCATCATATTATACTTTAAGTTTGAAGGTACATTTCGTAAATGGGGTGGTAGATTAATCAAACCATTTCCAGAGTGGATCAGATTTGGTGGATCAACAATATTTTTTCTTGTTATGTTAGATGATACACTTGCATACTTAAGTATCATAGCAGTAGGTATCTGGACTAATAGACAACTTAAGAAAGAAAAAGAATTAGAAGAGAAACAAGCAAAGGAAGATAGAGACAAGGGATTACTTTGATATAAATACATCTAGGAAAATTGTAGGTAGATGTTATGGCAGAACCTGCCAGTAGAGCTGAACTTAAAGATTATTGTCTTAGAAAGTTAGGTTTCCCAGTATTAGAAATCAATGTTGATGATGATCAGATAGAAGATTCAATAGATGATGCACTTCAGTATTATCGTATGAGACACTACGATGGTACTGAACTTGCTTATATGAAGCATTTATTCACTGCTGCTGATGAGACAAAATTTGAAACACAGAACACAACAACCACTCTAGCTAGTGGTACAAAATGGGAAGTTAGGGATAGATACCTTGAACTACCTGCGGATGTAGTTGGTGTGACTAAAGTATTTGGTCTTGCTAGTAATGCAATTAGAAATAATTTATTTGGTATTGAGTATCAGATCTTTTTGAATGATCTATATGCTGTAGGATCTCTAGACTTTCTTAACTATTATATGGTTAAGACTTGGATGGAGACTATGGATATGGTTTTGAACAATGGTGCTTTTGTTCAATTTAGATTCAATATGAGACAGGATAGACTTTATATTGATGTGGGTAAAGACATGCTAGACGAAGATGTACATGTTATTGTTGAATGTCATAGAGCATTAGATCCTGATACATTTACTCAAGTCTATAGTGACATCTTCCTAAAAAAATATGCTACTGCTCTCATAAAAAGGCAGTGGGGACAGAACTTAATTAAGTTTAATGGTATTCAACTTCCTGGTGGAGTTGCCATTAATGGTAGAGAAATCTTTGAAGATGCTCAAAAAGAAATTGCTGAGATAGAAGAGAAGTCATTTACCACATACGAATTACCACCATTTGATATGATCGGATGAAAAAAGTATACTTTCCTCAACACGGTGGTGTTGCCACCGAACAGAATCTTGTACAAGACTTGGTTGATGAACAAATCAAGTTGTTTGGATCTGATGTGTTTTATATTCCTAGAGTGCATCTGAAAGATAAGACGTTAGGGGAAGTTATACAGTCTGAATTTAATCAAAGTTATATGATAGAGATGTTCCTTGTGAACGTAGAAGGTTTTGGTGCAGGTGCAGAGTTTGTAAGTAAGTTTGGTTTGAGAATAACTGATGAGATAACTTTTGTTGTATCAAGAAGAAGATGGGAACAGTCTGCTAATCCTGCATTAAACCTTGCTGTAGATGGTAGACCTAATGAAGGAGATCTAATCTACTTTCCAATGACAGAGGATCTCTATGAAGTTAAGTATGTTGAAAGAGAAAATCCTTTCTTCCAATTAGGTAAACAGTATTTTTATCAACTCACTGCTGAGATATATGAGCAAGGTGCTGATAAGTTTGATACAGGTATTGATGAGATTGATGATGTAGAAAGACAGTTTAGTAATATTACAACACTAAATCTCTCTCTTACTACTAGACAAACAGCGACTGGAACTCTTGAAGTAGATTCTAGTGGTGCTATATCACAAGCAACTGTAACGCTTGCTGGTACAGGATATAACACTCCACCAAATGTTACTATTGGTAATGCAGGTAATGGATCTGGAGGGATTATTACAACGTCTATATTAGATGGTGGTGTTGTTACCCTTACTATTGTTAATGGTGGTAGCGGATATGACTCAACAAATGTAAATCCTCCAACAATAACTATTGACGCACCACCAGAAGCAATTCAATTCCTCAATGATGAGCATGTGGTTATAGGTGGATTTACCGCACAAGGTGCAGGAAGAACATGGACTTCATCTAATAAAGTTATTACAGTAACTGGTAGTGGTGGTTTTGATCCTGTGTTTGCTACTACAACACAGAAAAAATATTTCTATTGGAAGTTTGAAGATAAACGTATTTGCTATGTTTATCAATACAATGGAACAACTGCAACTACTACACCTGGTTATTTCTATTATGATTCTGCCAATGTAAGATATATTATTAATGCGTGGGAGGAGACTACTACAAGTGGTGGACAAGCAATTTTATATGATCTAATGAGTGCTACTATTGCTGAGGTTGCTGACTGGAATGGCGTGACATATACACTTGAAGTTATGAACCGCACAGGTAACTTTATTGATGGTGATATGATTAGAGGGGTTGAATCTAATGCCATATATACATTAGGGACATTCTCTACAATTGATAATCAAAGCACTGAGTATGATCAAAATCAAGCGATTGAAGAAGGTGCAGATGATTTAATTGATTGGGGAGAAACAAACCCATTTGGTGAATTTGGTAATTATACAGGTAGCTTCTGATGTTAGGAACACAATTTTATAATCAAGCAGTTAGAAAAACTGTTGTATCCTTTGGTACTCTTTTCAATAATATTGAACTCAAAAAAACAGTTGATGGTCAAGTTATTGAGACAGAGAAAGTTCCTCTTGCCTACGGTCCTAAACAAAAATTCTTGTATAGACTGCAAGGTAACCCTACTGATGGTAGAAAAGTAGCAATTACTTTACCACGAATTTATTTTGAAATGACTGGTATTGATTACGATGCTTCAAGAAAAACACCTGCCACACAAAAATACAAGACTGTTATTAATGATAACGGTAATGAAGTGAGAACTCAGTATGTACCTGTGCCATACAATGTTTCATTTGAAGTTGGTATTCTTTGTAAGTCTCAAGATGACGGATTACAAATACTAGAACAGATACTTCCTTTCTTTCAACCCTCATTTAGTATGAGTTTAAAGTTCATTCCTGATATGAATGAAGTTAGAGATGTTGCTGTTGTATTGAATAGTGTAGACTTTGATGATGATTGGGAAGATGACTTTAGTACAAGACGTAGTATAACCTACACAATGCAGTTTACTGCTAAGTCTTACATCTACGGTCCTTACACCAAGGCAGATGTTATTCGTAAGTCTCGTATCATTGAAACTATTGGTGACACCAATGTTAATAAGAGACACGTTGAACTATCTTATACACCCAAAGCAAAAACAGACATCAACCAAGATGGTCAAGTTACTGCTGCTGATGACGCATTAGTAACTGCTGATGATGACTTTGGATTTAATGAAGGGATGTCATTCTTATGAAAAGCTTAGAAGAAAACATGGAAGATATATTAGATATTGATGTATCTAAAGAACCAGAAAAGAAAAAGCAACTATCAAATGATGTCGCAGAAGATAGGGAAAAAGACTATGAGTATACGAGAGCAGAACTCTATAGACTTATAGATCAAGGTCAGGAAGCGGTACAAGGAGCGTTAGAGGTTGCACAGGAGTCAGGGCATCCAAGAGCATATGAAGTCGCTACAAACGCCATGAAACAGGTAGCAGACATGACTGACAAACTTATGGATCTTCAAAAGAAAGTCAAAGATTTGGATGAAGAGAAGAAAGGTCCTAAGAATGTTACAAACAATGCTATGTTTGTAGGTTCTACATCAGAACTACAGAAGATGCTCAAGCAAATGAATGGAGGTAAACGCTAATGGCATATCAAAGAAACGATAAAGATTGTAATGCTGTCAGTCCTCAACCAGGTAGCAGTACTGTAAATCATTTCTCAGGTAATGAGGGATGGGCTACTAGAACATTTAAAAACTGGAATGCAGATTATCAAGCAAGGAAGACTGATAACTCAACAAGAACACCTGGCACATTTCAAGCAAGATTATCAAATAATAATACAAGAACACCAGCAGCATATCAAAGAAGAAATTCTTCTAACAGCACGGTATCTGCATAATGATAACTGACGATGGCGAAAACCAAGAGCCATATCCTAAAGATGAGGGGGATTGGTTTTGTCAATACTCAATGAGAATTGAGGAAGTCCGCATGCTTTATAATATTGTTTGTAGTCATATAGAAATGTTTCCTGGTCCTCCTGTTAGACCAGTAGAAGAATTAGAATACTTGAAATACCTTAGAAACAGGTTGTTTGCGATGATGTCTGATTATAATTATACAGAAATGAAATCTCATGAAGTTGACGAACCCTGACATTTCTGCTAGAATGTTTGCATGTATAATTTCGTTCGTTATAATTATACTGTAACACTATGAACATATGAGACTAAACGAATCAGATGTAGCACGTGCTATAATCGCTTGTAAGTTATACAGAGATCAAACAAGTTCAGATTATCTGTGGGATGAGTATACTCATCTTATAGAAAAATTAGAACAACTATGTGAACAAGGTTATTGCAACATTACAAAATGAGACTAGAAGAAAAACTTAACTTAAGACAGAAAGTATTATCAATCTTACTTAAAGAGTTTGGTGATGATTCAAACAATAGTGGAATCTATTCTTGTGCTGACAGTTGGTGTGAAACTCAAGTAACTACGAACGGAGTCGTTTCTTACTACAAAGCATACTACAGGGGAGGATAACCTATGGTAGAACTAATAAAAGAATTTCCCCTTAGTGACATAGGAGGTCAAATGATGGAAGAAAAGATACGTAAAGTAGCTTACACAAAACAAGAAGTAAACATCATGATTGACCGTGCTGTAAAAGTAGCAGTAGAGGAAGCAAGAAGAATAGATGCTGAGTCAATGGCAAAGCATAATAGAGACGCAACGGTTATCTCTATGATTCTTGGGTTCACTGCTCTCGCATTATTTGTAGATGGTTTACTTCGTTTACTTGGTATCATTCCACCATTTATGCAGATTGATATAGATGTTCTTGATAAGATTGTTGACAGAGTAGAGAGTGATGTTATAGATAGAGTAAGGCAAGTTCCTATACAAAAGATACTGCAATCAGGTTTTAGGTGAATGGTAACAATTTTTGTAGTTTGTTGGGTGATAACTTTAATATATGCAATTCGTTTAATATTAAGTTTATCTTCCTCTACAGCAAACTACGGAGTAATTGAAGGAAAACAAGTTATTAGGAGAGTACCTCATCCAGAAATGATGGAGGTTAAACCTGGTGACGAATTGATGGTAGTTAAATTTGGTGATGAAGAACCTAAAGATGAACTACATGAAGAATTAAAAAATAGAATTGAAGAGTTAGAAGATGATGATGAAGATGATGATGGCGAGGGAGATGTTGTCATATCAAGACGGTAATTGCGTTTAAAATATAACTAAGTTATAATTAGTGGTATAACGTGGAGTTGAAAGATCATGTCCCACTATACAGTAGGTTATCACGACCTACAAAATAATCATTATGAAATATGTGAATATGCAGTTAGTGCATACGAAGCAATAGAACACAGTAAAGAGGATGTCCCGTATCTACACGAGCATCCTTCTTTTGTTGACTATTGTAGGAGCGAGGTAGTTCAAAATATAATACGTCTTATGGAATCTGGCATTCCTATGGGTCGTTAAATAATACTAATACTAACAATCAGTTTATGTTATCAACACAATATCGCCTTCGGTTAGAAGGCATTTGCAAGGACATTGCAGCAGGAACAGAGGTCAGTATGACCGATATGATTTGGGCACAAAAACTTGCGAAAGCAAATACAAGTGCAAGAGGTATGTTGAATCAAGCAAGAAGATTAGCAACGGATGATGATGGATCTTGTCTTAAATATTTGGACATAGGAGATCCTAAATCAAATAAAAAAGGATTCAGTGGTGCAGATGACATAGCAGATTGGTTCAAGAATGATAACAAATCTGATGATTGGAGACAAAGAGATTAATTTATAAGTATAAATACTTACAAAAACAATAAACATATGAACGACCTACCTATTAGATCAACCTGTGTTATCTTTGGATTAATTTGTGGAACAGCTGTATTCCTTATACCAATGGCTTGGGCACACCCCATACTTGTATGAATAATGAAAATAGAATTTGAAAAAACATTTGGACAAGGTGTAGATCCTTGGTATGACAAAGCAGAAAGGTGGGTTAAGAAAAAATTTAAGAACCCATTTATACAACATCTTGCATTGGGTTTTATTGAATGGTTAAAACAAAAATGGATTGATGTTAAAGTTGCAAACACAATGAGAGACATTGATGCACAGGCAGAAAATATTCAAAAAATTTGGGATGATGAAGAAGAATCCAATAAGAGAATGGATGTCATAGGGCAGAATGGTAATTTAGGAATACATTATTCAGAGACTCCATCAGAAGTAGATGGTTTAAATGATATGGAAATAAAAAGAAAATGGTAACTGTGGTTCACAGTGTAAATATTATGATTGCTATTCTTCTTGTAGCTGTATCTTTTGTAATATATGCTATACTAACTTATGATGATTAAAAAAATTATATTACTATCAATTATATTAGGTGGATGTGCTACACCACCTGATCCACCTGCATATGCTTGTAGTCCACGATTAGATGGTCAACCAACATATTGTCCACCTCCTGATGGTGGTCCTATATTTCCTAAACCAAGACCAAAACCTGATGCTGTCTGTATGTCACTTGATTGCCCAAAATTACCAGAACCAACACATACAAGAGGAGAGATTGACATATGGAGTAATGCAGGTCTATGGCAGTTACATCACATGTATCAGAGAGCTGAAAGAAGAAAACAAATAGAAGCAAATATGACTCCTCCTTCTGTTTCTATAAATAAAGCAATAATGGAGTTTAATTATGGGAGTGATGGTTCCACCAAGTCGGAAGAGTTGTTACAACTTCCGAGTAACGAAGATTAATCGTGTTGTTGACGGGGATACTATTGATGTCACCATTGATCTTGGGTTTGATCTATACAAGAAAGAAAGAGTTAGAGTTGCAGGAGTTGATACACCAGAGAAGAGAACAAGAGATAAAGAAGAGAAGGTACTGGGAATAGATGCAACTAACTGGTTAAAAGATAAATTAGAAGAAGCTATTAAAGGAGATGATGAACTCACTATTAGAACTGAACTCAAAGGTGGCGTGGGTAAGTATGGTCGGTTGCTTGGTTGGTTATACATTGGCGATGATAATGTATCGCTCAACGAACAAATGATTGGTGAAGGATACGCTTGGCCGTATGATGGCGGTACAAAGAAAAAAGACTTTGAGGAGTTAAGAGAACTTCGTAGATCTCGTGGTACGTTAGATGCAGGGTAATGGATATACTTTTAATTCTAATAATAATTCTATTCATAGCAGTAATAATCAAATTTAATAAACAAGTTAAATGGTTGCTGACACCTTTTGCTTGGTTCAAGGATATAATTGATCCACAATGGTGGGCAGAAAAAATATTCTATAAATTAAAATTAGATAGAGTTGCTAATAATCCATATAAAAGATGGTTAGAAACATTACCTATGAAAAAGAAAATTGCTATTGAATTAGGTGTTGGTATACCTGTGTTGATTTTAATGGATCACTATTTTCTTATGCCTTATTTTGGTCTAGCAATTCTACCTTGGAATTGGGATTGGAGTGGAGGATAATGCCAGCAACTAACGATGTATATCTAGGTAACCCCAACCTCAAGAAGGCTGGAACTGAGATACAATTTACAAAGAAACAAATACAGGAATGGATTAAGTGTAAAAGTGATCCACTATACTTTTCTATGAAGTATATGCAGATTATCAACTTGGATGAGGGTCTAGTACCTTTTGCCATGTATGATTTTCAAAAGAAAATTTTGATGGACTTTCATGAAAACAGATTCAATATTGCAAAACTTCCTCGTCAGACAGGTAAAAGTACTACTGTTGTTGCCTACCTTTTACATTACGCTATCTTCAATGACAGTGTTAATATTGGTATACTCGCTAACAAAGCTTCAACTGCAAGGGAATTACTTGGAAGACTCCAATTAGCATATGAGAACCTACCTAAATGGTTACAACATGGAATATTAGTTTGGAACAAAGGTAATGTTGAACTTGAAAACGGATCAAAGATATTGGCTGCTTCTACGTCTGCTAGTGCAGTTAGAGGTATGTCCTTCAACATTCTATTCCTTGACGAGTTTGCATTCGTCCCTAACCATGTCGCAGAACAATTCTTTGCATCGGTTTATCCTACTATTACTTCTGGTAAATCAACTAAAGTCATAATAATATCCACTCCCAATGGTATGAACCACTTCTATAAGATGTGGGAAGATGCTAGAAATGATAAGAATGGTTATATAACTAATGAAGTACATTGGTCGCAAGTACCTGGCAGAGATGCCAAGTGGAAAGAAGAGACAATAAAGAACACATCTAAACGACAGTTTGCACAAGAGTTTGAATGTGACTTCCTTGGATCTGCTGATACACTTATTAGTCCATCTAAACTACAATGTATACCGTTCAATGACCCAATAGCAAGCAATGCAGGACTTGACGTTTTTAAGAGAGCAGAAAAAGATCACGAATATATCGTTACTGTTGATGTTGCCAGAGGCATTGGCGGAGACTATAGTGCTTTCATCGTGTTTGATATCACCAGTATGCCGTATAAAATCGTTGCCAAGTACAGAAATAATGAGATTAAGCCTGTACTGTTTCCCTCGGTCATCTTCCAAGTAGCAAAAGAATATAAAAACCCATACATCCTAGTAGAAGTAAATGACATTGGAGATTCTATCGCTGCTACTCTTAATTACGATCTTGAATATCCTAACGTTCTTATGTGTGCTATGCGTGGGAGAGCAGGTCAGGTCGTGGGTCAAGGATTCTCAGGAAACAAAACACAATTAGGTGTAAAGATGAGTATAACTGTGAAGAAAATAGGTTGTGCTAATCTTAAAGCTATTATTGAGGAAGACAAGTTATTGTTTAATGATTTCCAAATATTCCAAGAACTTACTACGTTTGTACAAAAGAAACAGGCGTGGGAAGCAGACGAGGGGTATCATGATGACCTTGTTATGTGTATGGTATTGTTTGCATGGTTAGTCATGCAAGAATACTTTAAAGAAATGACTGATCAAGATATTAGAAGGAGGATCTATGATGAACAACGTAATCAAATTGAGCAAGATATGGCTCCCTTTGGTTTTGTTGATGATGGCTTGGGTGATGATACCTTTGTGGACGCAGAAGGATCATTCTGGTACGGAGACAAACAAACAGAAGTCGGATACATGTTGCCCGACCTATGATGGATATTGGGGATCAGTTCAGTCTGGAACATCTTCTTTTCAAAGAAAGGAAATGTAGATCTTGTAGAAAAAGCAAGAACTTAATTGAAGATTTCTATATGACTAGGAAGTCTAAGAGAGGATTACCGTCAGCATATTCATACGAATGCAAGGACTGTACGATTAGCAGAATTCTAAATAATAGGAAGAAAAGATTACCAATGTCTGATTGGCAATATCCAGACTGGTAGATTGTTCATGCATTGTTTCCCCTGTAGAGACATCAGAAATTCTAAATACTTTTAGATAAAATTGATATCTAAGAGGTAAAATTAAATGGCAAGTCAAGTCTCGCCTGGTGTTGTTATTAGAGAACGTGATTTGTCCACTGGTGTTATCACGGGAGTATCTGCACTTAGAGGTGCTATTGCTTCTACGTTCACCAAGGGACCTGTAGGCAAAATTGTAAATATTGGATCCGAAAAAGAACTTATTGACACTTTCGGAGCACCAGCTGAGGCTAATGCATCAGACTGGTTGGTAGCATCTGAGTTTCTCCGTTACGGTGGTCAACTCGCAGTTGTTCGTGCAGCAACTGGTGTACTTAACGCAACTGAAGATGGTTCAGCAGTGTTAATTGGATCAAAAGAAGATTATGAAGCTGGTGCTGGTTCATCAGAATCATTTGTAGCAAGAGATGCTGGATCCGCAGGTAACAATCTTCGTGTAGTAGTTGCTGATACTGTTGCTGACAGTAAGATGACTAAAGCTGGTCATGGTCTTTCAGTTGGTGCAGCACTTAGTGACGGTGCAACAACAGATCATGAAGTTA